AGCGGCATCAGACAAACAATCAAGCAGGTTGAATTTATAACCGGCTGCCGCAGCCCATGACGGATTGTCAAAGAAATGCTCAAGAGTTAATTTCATGGCCATCCTCCCCAGTCACTGATTCGATGAACTTGCGTTGCTCCTGGTCGCAGGAGTCGCACACATAAACCTCTTCGGCCTGCAGTTCCTTGCCACAATCAGCGCAGATCATCGCACGCACCTCATCAGCAAGAACGCGGCGACATTTCCCGGCCATGCGAGGCTGAGTAATAGGTTTTTTACAAATGGTACGGCTGGGCTATTTTTGCGGAAAAACTCGTAGAATTGACCGGCTACAAAGCAGTAGGCGCAGGCCAATACGATTGCGGTGATTAACATGGCTTCCTCCGGGCGCGACGACGCAGCCACATGCTGTCTATCAGCGTCGCCGTATGGTTATAAGTTGGGATTTCGGTGGGGGTTAACTTCTTCTTGCGGGGAGTGCGGGTTGTTGGTTTGAATATCAGCTTCTCTTCTAGTCTGTCCCAGACTGATTTACGCCTTCGAGTCATTAGGCCACCTGTTTCTGTTTGAGTTGGTTGTACTCGCTATCAGCAGGAATCGTTAACCTGCAGCCAATATTCAGCGCCCAGCCTTCAACCCGGTTCAGGTAGAAATGCATGTCACCGGTATCAAGGTCTGCGGTGTGCCGAAGCGTTTGGGTTGTGGTTTTTGCACCTGTCGCTACATTCACCATTTCGCGCTCTTCGTATCCGAGGTAAGTGTGCTTCATCGCATCCTTCACCCATTCTGGAGACGCAAAGGGCTTGCCGCGCTTAATGAGATAAGCGCTTAGCTCTGCGTACCACATGTGTTGGAGTGAGTTCTGAGGAAGGCTGCGCTTGTCGCGCCATTCGGATATTTTTACTCGGTAGCGTTTGCCGCTGGAGATGAGGTCAAAGAGTTGTTTGGTGAACTGGCCTAGGGTGGATTTATGGAGACAGAAGTCGTCCATGCCTATTCCTCTTTGATTGGGTTCCACTTGTTACGCCAGTTGCGAATTGGCTGAATAATTAAGCCGTCATACCAGTCTGCAAACTTCTCAACGTGGTCATGTAACATGATAATTAGCGCTATAGGGAATATTGGCAAAACAGCGACAACCCAAGCTGCAACTATCACGGCATCTTTCATCCTGTTGCGTCGGTATTTCTTCATGGCTTTACCTCTTGCCCGCGATAGTCATCAAGAGCATTGGCTATGGTTTGTATCGGATCATGCTCCTGCCCGATAATTTCATAGATTGATTCTTCACTTGCCGTTAACTCGCCATCACCAAAATACCAAGCCAATGCCTTCATGATTTCTTCGTGTGCTTTCATGGTTTCACCTTGCGTTTCTTCTGGGCCTTCTTGACCAGGCGGCGGTAGTTGCGTGATGATTCGTTACGCATGCCCTGGTAGATGTCTTCGTGTTCCCATGCTTGGCGTTTTTCGTTCATGGTTTCATTGGCTCCTGCTTGAATAGTTCTATCAGCGCGGTCATATTTTGCTCTGAGTGATAGCGGCCTTTGCAGTTGACCCACTTGCGAGTGGCTTCAACAACCAATTCCTTCCATTCGTTGTGCGTGGTGGTGCGGCTCCAAGCTTCTATCATTTCAGCTTCCTTACTCCACCGTCGCCTTGGGATGCTCACAAACTCCGGTCTGTAAATTTCAGTGCTTGCCCTGTCCTTTGCTTCTTGAACAAGTTCGTCCATCGTTTTGTCTTTCATGAAGTGCCTACTCCCCTTTGATTGATAGGCCGATAGAGCGGATGGTCTTGATAACGTCATCCCGGCATACTAATTCGCATAGGTTGAATGCGCATGCTTCAGGAACATCAACCACGATGCTTAACCGGCTACGTGTCCATGACTTCCAATGGCCTTGTGCATGGGCGTAGATATAACTCCCAGTAACTGATGAGCGAGCCAATGCCTCATCTCCTCGCAAATACTCATGTCTGTAGAATTCTTCAAACTGCTTGCGGCTCTCTTCGTGTAGCTTATCCATGGTTATGCTCCCTGCTAATTGACCAGTTAATTACGGCGTCGTATTGGCGGCGAATGATGCGTCCTCTGCCATCACTACCCATTCGCAACGTTGCTTGACGTGAATGAACGTAAATAACTTTGTATAGTGTTCCTCTTGGCGACTCCCAAACCTCTCCTGCACGGAAAATATCGCCTTTTGCTATCTCATGCTTACCCATGGTTATCTCCTTTGCCATAGCTGCCATGCCACCAACCATCTTCCCTGAGGGTGAGATAGATTCTTTCTGCGCCGACCTCATCGAAAACCAAAGATGAGCATGAAAATCCGCCTTGCCTGCTTTCAACTCGAAAGCCTTCTGGATGCTCAGCAAATCTAATTTTCTTTCTGTCATAGTCGATTTCTATATCGACTGACTTGCCTCGAAAAGGCATTGCCTGATTAAAATTTCCACCACTAGATCCAGATTTGGTCTTCCTGAATTTTACAAACGCTGCGTTAGTTTTTCGTGGTTTGGTTTTATTGAGTAAAGATACAAAAGTCATTAGTTATCTCCTTTGCGTGGCAGGTCAGAAACCGCCTTTCTGTTTCGATGACCGGCGCTCAGTTTCTGCCATTCTGGCTTTAGCCTGGTCTTGGTTGCAGTCGTAAATCGCACCATGGCGCTGCTCAACGAACACAACGCCAGACTGACCATGCCGGTTGAGTCTGAGTAGCAGTTCAGTGTCTTGTTGGTTCGCGTTTTCGTCATAGGCACCTTCTCGGTAAATTCCAAGCCAGTAATCGCAGTCCTGCTCGATTTGCCCGGTATCGCGGGAGTCACTCGGGAGTGGCCGCTTATTGGTTCGCTTCTCAAGGTCGCGATTAAGCTGAGTAAGCAGAACGACGACGCAGTTAAGTTCCTTGGCAAGGTTCTTCAACCCCTTGGTGATCATGCCGTAAGCCAGATCGTTTCGTTCCGCCTTCTCAGCCTTCATGAGCGTCAGGTAGTCAACGAGTATCATCCCTACACAACCGCGCTCACGCTTAATCCTGCGGCTTTCAGCAACGATGTGAGCCAGAGACAGGCCGGGAGTGTCATCGATGTACAGGTTTCCGCTCTGCGCGATTTCCAGCCCTTTCGCTGATGCCAGCGCGAACCGGTTGTCGTCGTAGCCGTCGAGATAGAAATTTGACGAACTGACACCTGATGCTTGAGACAACGAGCGTTCGACGAGTTGCTCCTGTGGCATTTCTAGGCTGAAGGCGATCGCCGGTTTGTTCTCTTCCAATGCGCAGTTCAACGCCATTTTCATGTAGAGCGTGGTCTTGCCCATCTTCGGCCGCGCACCCACTACCAGCAGTGAACCATTGACTAGGCCTTTCGGGGCCAAGATGTCATCAAGCGATGGAATGCCTGTTGAAATCCCGACTGCGGTCGGATCATTACCGAGGCGCTTCTCGACAATTCCCACCCAAGAATCGAAAGCCTCAGCAAATGGCACCGCACCGCGAACCGAGCCTACGCGTGACTTGTCTGCGGTATGCATGGCCAGGGATTGCATGGCTTCAAGTTTTTCAGAAGTGGACAGCGTTGACGGGGTATAGAACACCTCGAGCATCTTGTTTGCCTGCTCGATTGCGAAACGCTCCATGGCGGAATCCTTAACCCGGTTTGCGTAGGCGATCACGTTTGCTGCGCTTGGCGTGTTTTTCGAAAGCTCAGCCAGGTATGCGAATCCACCAACGCCCTCCAGTTCACCTGACGCCTCCATTCGGTCTGCCAAAGTCAGCAGGTCGATAGTTTGGCTTTTGCTGTTCATCTCGCGTACAACGCGGTAAATCACAGCGTGCTGCCGGGTGTAGAACATGTCTGCACTCAGGAAAGAAAAACGCGCTGAACTCGGTCGCTCTGCGCGTCTAGTAGGATTGAGCCAAGCACTGATTGCTCAGACTCGATGCTGCTCGGTGGCAGCCGGTAATCAGACGTCATCACTGTTCCCCTCTCGAACCTTCAAATAAACCTCGTCGCTCAGCAAGTAATCGATATTCTTGCAGCGCCACGTCTTGCCAGTCTTCGCGTCAGGACGATCACCCAGCATCCAGCGACAGCTAACCGAGATGTACGTCAGGTATTCTTCCCATGCCTTCATGCTGAAAGGCGCGCTATCCAGTTGGCGGGTTATCTTCCCTGCTTTCACCCAGAAGGTTTTGATCAGGTTCTTACGCTTGTCACTCAAGGCTCGAACGCTAGGGCATTCTGGCAGAATCCGATGGTAGGCATCGATAACGTCTTGGCATGAGTGGGTTGGTTTTTTCTGTTCTGGTTTTACGGCTGCTACGACACTCTCTTTATCTTTAGATAAAGAGTTATTAGTTATATTATTGTTTATGGACAATCGTTGGACATCCGTTGGACAATCTCCGCTGAGAGCCTCGTTATTACTGGTGTTCGCGTTGGACAATCGTTGGACATCCGTTGGACAATTTGGGAACTGAAAATCGTCATATTTTAGGATGGTAATCAGGCTAAATTTCCTTCCCATCGCCTCGACTTTTAACATTCCTTTCGACTCGAAGCTGCGGAGTAAACTCTTCACTTTATTGTCTGGAATGAATGTCTCAGTTACGAGTGTTGGACGCCCGGTAATCATCTGCCCACGGCCAACCATCATTTCCCCCACGTCGGTGTTAACGACTGCAGGAGAGTAGTTTGCTTTCAGTATCAGATGGAGCCAGAGGTGTACTGCCTGTGAGTCCTTGTACAGTCTGCTATCCATGAATTGACGGTGTA